CTCATTACCGCCATTGTGACCACGCCGGTGCTGTGGATCAAAGACGTGCTGGTCAATACGGTGCTGGCCAATATGTACCTGGCCACGGCCAGCGGTGCCATGCTGCGGATGCTGGCCTGGGGGGTGAACCTCACGGCGAAACCGGCCAGCGCGGCAAAAGGGGTGATCCGTTTTTACAAGGAGAACGCCAGTCAGCCGGTGACCGTCCCGGCCGGAACCGTTATCCAGACGGAACGCATTAACGGCGTGACGTATGCGGTGGTGGTGGATGCAGATACGACGCTGGCGGCGGGCGCGGCCAGTGCGCTGATCCCGGTCACGGCGATGGCGGCCGGGAACGCCTACAACCTGGCACCGGGTTATTACCGCATTTTGCCGGTAGCGGTGACGGGCATCAGTAAAGCCGTTAACGAGGATGACTGGCTGTTAACGCCCGGCGCGGATGAAGAATCCGACGATGATTTACGGGACAGGTGCCGCAATCAGTTCAACCTGGTAGGCAACTACCACACCGATGCGGTGTATCGCAGCATGATTGCGGGCGTGGTGGGGTTAAGCGTTGATCGCATTTTCTTTGTTCATGACGCCCCGCGCGGTGCCGGAACGGCCAACGCCTATTTGCTGTTAGACAGCGGCGAAACGTCCCAGCCGTTTATTGATGCGGTGAATGACTACATCAGTACGCAGGGGCATCACGGCCACGGCGATGACTTGCAGTGCATGGCCATGCCAGAGACGCAGCACAATTTAACGGTCACGCTGTACGTGAATAACCCGGACAACATGACGGCGGAGGAAAAAGCCGCGCTGATTTCCGGCGTCAGCAATCTGATCCGCAGCGCCTTCCGGCAAAACGCGGAATACGACGTAAAGCGCACCTGGCCATATTCGCGTTTCTCATTTTCGAACCTGGCCAGGGAGCTGCATAAACAGTTTGATGCGGTCGAATCCCTGGTGTTTTCCTTAGGCGATATCGTCAGTGAACTGAGCGTGCCGCGTCTGGCCAGCCTGAAAGTGGAGGTGAAAGGTGCCTGATTTCGCTTCAAAAATGAAAAGCCTGAAATTGCCGTCCTGGATGAACCGGGGCGAACCGGCCAAATTACTGAAAGCTGCGGTCAGGTTCTGGACGGGGATTGTGGCGTGGGTGACCTGGCCACTACAGCAGTTTGATCCACTGACTTGTGCCGAGCCGCTGTTAAATCTTCTTGCCTATGACCGTGACATTGCCCGGTTTAACGGTGAACCGCTGTCACTGTTTCGCAAGCGCGTGGCTTATGCATTCGTGAATGCGCAGGACGCGGGTTCAGTTTCCGGGTTTATTTCCATCTTTGAGCGCCTGGGGATTGGCTACGTTGAATTGCTGGAACGCCAGGCGGGCATTGATTGGGATGTGATCATTGTCCGTGTGTCCGATAGCCAGATTTCAGACAACGCAGATTTGCTGTTGCAGATTATCCGTCAGTACGGCCGCACCTGCCGCCGTTATCAGTTTGAAGTGATCACCACGTCCGGGATGCGTATCCGCGCCGGATGGAACCAGGGCGAATACGTGTGTTATTCCGCCACCCTGGGCGTGAGTGAAACAGGAACCGCCACTTTTGGCGCAACGTTATAAGGAAATAACATGTCACAAACCGTGATTACGACAGCCTTTGAACAATGGAAAGCCGCACAGGCCGCCAATGGCCAGGCGGTTGTCCTGGACGAATTTGTTTTTGCCAACGTGCCAGGGCTGGACGTCAACGCGCCGATTAACCGCGCCGAAGTTGTCCCGCCAGCGGCGCAGATTGTGTATCGCCAGGCGGTTGAAAAAACCGGTCTGGTCAATCAGAACGCCGTGGTGTATTCGGTGACGCTGGGCGCAGATGTGGGCGATTTTTCATTTAACTGGATCGGGCTTATCAATAAGGCCACCGGAAAGCTGGCCATGGTGGTACATGCGCCGCTACAGAGCAAAGTGAAGAATGCCAACGGTCAGCAGGGCAACGTGTTAACCCGTTCTTTCCTGATGGAGTACAACGGCGCGGAAGCCCAGACGTTGATCAGCACACCGGCCGAAACCTGGCAGATTGATTTCACGGCACGCCTGGCGGGCATGGATGAATCCCTGCGCCTGGCTAATCTGGATATTTACGGCGCCGGGGCATTTTTCGATAACGGCTTTTTAGTGGCAAAAACCGGCACGCAATATTACGTGACGGCGGGGCTGGGCTACGTGGGCGGGCTGCGTGCCAACCTCGCGGCGAAAACCAATATCACCGTGACCACCAAGCCAATGAAGGTGTGGGCAGACGTGAGCTATCACGGCACGCTGACCAGCGAATATAAAACGGATATCAAATTTACCCTGGCCACGGCGCTGAAAGATTACGTTCAGAGCGGCATTGCGCACTACGTGTTTGCCCTGGCCAGCATTGACGCGAACGGCGTGATCACGGATTTGCGCCCGCAGGGCAGTAGCCAGTATCTGCGCAGAGATAAAAATCTCACCGATATTTCTGATCCAGAGGCCGCGCTCAACACGCTGAACGGTGTGCCGAAAACACGCAAAATCAACAAAAAAGCCTTGTCTGATGATTTCGACCTGACAGCCGCAGACGTGGGGGCTTTACCCGTCATTCCTGGCGTGCTCGGCACAATCAATATCAACACGCTGAATCTGGCAAACATCGGGGTTTACGTGCAGAGCACCGGCGCGAATGCCACGGTAGCCAATGGCTACCCGCCAGGCTCACAGGCGGCGGGTTTGCTGGAAGTGATCCCCGCGTCCTGGACGGGTGGCGTGTTGCAGCGTTACACCGTGCAAAACACCGGCATGGTGTGGACGCGTGCGCTGAATGCGTCCTGGAATGGCACCGATGGTCCGTGGCGTGACTGGGTGCAAGCCAGCGCGGTGAATTCCGTCACGGTGCCTTCGGCCATCCTGACAACCACGGATATCAATACCCTGGGCTTTGCCAGCGGAACCGGAAATGCAGCCCTGTACGCGCAGCCTAAAAATGCCAACGCCACAGCGGCGTTGCACTATCCGCAGGGCATCGCAGGCACGTTGTATGTCACGCCGAGCGCCTACGGGTGCCAGCAGATGTACATCACGTTCACCGGTAATATCTGGAATCGCGGGTTGTCCGGTGACTGGAACGGCGTGGATGGTCCCTGGAAAGAGTGGGTGCCGACGTACAGCGCGAATAACAAACCCACCGCCGCCGACGTGGGGGCATGGACGGCCGCGCAAAGTGCCGCCAGTGAAAAGGCGCTGGCGGATGAGGTGGCGATGGCCTTTAAAATCCGCGCCAATTTAACCGCGACGGACTCGCCCAATGCGCTGCATGGTACGGCCATGTTCGGGCATTACGGCGTGCCCGGTGCCGCCGCCGCGACCACAGACAAAGGCTATCCGATGAACGGGTTTGTCGGCGTGATTTTCGTGACCTGGGGACCGAATGCGACGCAGCAGATTGCCTTTAACAACAACGGACGACAGTTTACCCGTGGCGCGTCGGGGGCGTGGAACGGCGTCGATGGTCCCTGGACGGCCTGGAATGAAATTTACTGCCAGGCGAACAAACCGACACCGGCAGACGTGGGCGCATTACCCGCAGGCGGGACGGCAGTCGCAGCGACCAAACTCGCCACTGCCCGCAAAATTGCCGGTGTGGCGTTTGATGGCACCAAAGATATCGGGCTGAATGCGGATAATGTGGGCGCATTTCCCCGCGCGGGCGGTGATGTGAACGGTCGCGTCACGGCGAATTATCTCCGTGCGATAACCATCCCGCACCCTGGCGACGGGCAAGGGACCTATTTAGGCTGGAACGAAAGCGGCGGCCAGGGCGAATCCGACTTTGTGAACAACCGGGGCGGTGGCGTGGGTGGTTTTCTTTTCCGCACCGTTAATCAGGCGAATTCCGTACAAACGGGCTTTGTCAGATTTACCGGCACCGGTGACCTGGCGACACAGGGGAGTATTTCCGCCGAAGGCGGCGGGATTTATGAGATGGGGCAGCGTGTTTTCAGCCCCAATAACCGGCAGCCGGTCAATTCCAATACCGCCAATCTCGGCGGCGGCTGGTGGCGATGCGGTGACACGGGAATGATTAAGCAGTGGGGTGTCGTCAACAAAGGGAGTCGCGGCTGGTCAACGGTGAACTTTCCCATTCCCTTCCCGAGCGCCTGCGTCAACGTTCAGGTGACCGCCATCAATGGCGGCGGCGGGACGTTCAACGACAACTTTGGTACGGCGCAAATTATTAATAATATCGGTTTCACCTGTGGCCAGGACAGCGGCGGCAGTTATTGGGAAGCCACCGGCTGGTAAGGGACTATCAAGATGAATTATTTCTACAGTGCAATCACTAATGCGTTTTACCCGGAACCTCTGAAAGCGGTTTATGAGGAGGCTGGAACGTGGCCGGAGGATGCAAAAGCCGTCACGGATGCAACCTATCAAAAATTTGGTGTTAACCCGATCCCTGATGGAAAAATCAGAATGCCCAATAAGGCGGGGATGCCTTATTGGGCGAATGCTCCAGAAGCGACGGCCGCCGAATTGCAAGATTTGGCGTTAAGTGAAAAGCAAAGGCGGATGCAGGTTGCGGTTAATACCCTTTCTGTTTTGCAGGATGCTGTTGATCTGGGCATTGCCACCGAGACGGAAACCGCCAGTCTGACGGCATGGAAGACATACAGGGTTTTACTTAACCGGGTTGATACAACGGCTGCGCCGGAAATCAGCTGGCCGGAGGTGCCGGAAAATGTGGCGTAAGGCGACGTTAAGCATTCCGGCAGATATGCGCGCATTAACCTGTTCGGTGCTGCCGGTTCATCCGTGGGTTTATGGCGTTGGCCAGGCGGCGGGGGATAGCAGTTATTTAAGCCCGGTTAACGCCACGGAATACCTGGCCAAAAAGCTGGAAAGCGTCAATGACGAAACCAGCATTGTGGTGCATATGCTCAATGCCCCCACGCACACGGAATTTATGGGATTGCTGTCTGATTATTCCAGCGTGCTGCCGCTGCCGGTGATTGCCCAGGTAAAACGCCGGGCAGAGGAAGCGGCTCAACTTGCCATCACTAAAATGCAAATTCCCGCCAAGTTATCTGGCGGTTTGCCTGCGGCGCTGCCGCTTTCTACGGCCACCAATCGCCTGGCGGTGAATGCCCAGCGTATTGCGGCCGCTAAGGTGGACGCGGCGGCCGGTGCCAGTGCTGCCGGATTGTTGTCTGCGCTGAAAGACTTCACTGCGGCGCGGGGATCTGCCCTGACGGCGGCGGCTGATGCGTTAACCGCCCTGAAAGGCAAAACGTCCCCGGCGTGGGTGTTTACGGCCAAAGGGAACGGCGCGTACCTGGCCGGAGAACTGCGCAAAAACATCCCGGATCAGGATTCTGTGTATACGCTGGCCACGTTATTTAGCGGGGCGGATTTATCAACGTTGGAGGCGATGATCCATGACGATAACCACACTGGCACTTAATGGCGAAGCCATCCCGCTGATGAATCTGAAAGTCACGCCAACCATGCAGTTTGCGGAAAAAGACCAGTCCGGGCAGTCATCGAGCACGGCCAATGCAGAGCAGGGGATTAAGGCCAAAGAACTGCGCGTATCTGGGACGGTATCCTTTCGGAATGTGGCCACGTTAAAGCGGCTGTTTGAGCTGGCGGAGGCTAAATCTGCGAGCGGTTCGTTGCAAGTTTACCGGGTAGCCAATCTGACCGCCCAGGCGATCAACTTTCGTGAAGGGACGTTTACCGGGGCGATTGATGCGCCGCAACAGGATAATAAAATGGCCTGGCTGGTCACGTTCACCCTGCGTGAAAAAATCAGCGTGGCAGAGAAGAAAGAAGCCCGCGCAGGCAGCAAAACGGCGGCAACAAAACAGGGGGCGGGCGATGCCAATGGAACTGGCAACGCGGCGGCCGAGAGTGACGAAAAACTGACGTGGTTTGAGCGCAAAGTGCTGAAACCGGTCAATGATGCATTGGGGTAAGGGATGAAACCCATTAAGCGGTTGTATTTGTCGAACGCGGCCACGCACCTGGTGGACGCAAATCTGGCGTTAGAGTTAAGCGCCTGCGGTCGGGGATTTATCACCGCGCAAACGGATGAAGATTACACCGGCAAACTGGTGCGCCTCGACGTGGGTTATCACGATCTGGTGTTGCGCTGGTTTACCGGTTTTGTTGAACGTTCGCAGCCTGCGGAAAATGGCTATCAGCGGCTTTTTGTGCGGGAACTGGTCGGGGTGTTTGAGCGTCTATGGCCGTGCTCTTTTCAGCATCCCACGCTGCGACAAATCACCGGCTGGCTGACCGAGGAAAGCGGATTAGAGTTTTCCCTGGCTGAAAGTGCCGCGTATAACGACACGCCGATCCCCCATTTCACCCATTCCGGCACCGGCTATCAGCTGTTAGCCAACCTGGGGAAAGCGTTCAGCATTACCGATTACGTGTGGTATCAGTTGCCCGATGGTGGCGTTTTTGTCGGTGCGGCCGCTGATGCGCTGTTTGCCGGTAAGCCGGTGGAAATCCCCGCCGAATTTAACCAAAGCGTGGCCGGTGGCAATACCATGACCGTGCCGCTGATCCAGTCTTTGCGCCCCGGTGTAGAGTTGAACGGTCAGCGTTTGACTAAGGTCAGATTGCATAACGACGACATGGAAATCACCTGGACGCCTCGCAATAAAGCCACCGGCCAGGCATTGCAGAAAACGCCGTTTCAACGTCAGGTTGAAAGCAATTATCCAGAGCTGGCCAGCGGCTTGCACCTGCCGCAGTTCGCCAGTGTGGAAGCGCCCAGCGAAGACGTCAGCAACGGCAACATTGCCGATCCCTTCAGGCCGCGTTATGCCGTGGACTTGCAGCTGTTAGACGCAGACGGCAATCCGGCAAAAGATACACCGCTTTATCCGGCCGTACCTTTGCCATTGCCGATGGCGGGCGGTGAGTCCGGGATGTTCCAATTCCCCCCGCCCGGCACGCTGGTAGAAGTCGGGTTTAATGGTGGTCGCGCCGATAAGCCGTTTGTGCGTCAAACCCTTGCCCAGGGCAACAGCCTGCCCGCCGTAAAGTATGGCGAACAGCTGCAACAGCAGCGTGATGGTGTATCGCAGCGGGTGACGGTGGCGGGCGATTGGGAACGCCAGACGGATCAGGTTATCCGTGAAACGTCCATGAGCCGGGTTGTCACAGCCGATGATGAAACGCGCACGCTGGTGGCCAGGGAAACCACTGTGCAGGCCACGGACAAAACCACTGTATTGGGCAAAGCCACCTTGCTGGCTGGTGCAATTGTGCAGATTGCCCAGGGAGATTACAGCCTGGCCACCCAGGCCAATTATGTGGCCAGTATCCAGGGCAACGCGGAAACCAACGTGATCGGCCAACTGATTGAGAAGGTCGGTAAGCTGCGCAGTAGTGTAGCAGGCACCCGTCAGGAAGTGATTGCGCCGGTGGTGTGGATTGGCAGCCAGTCAATCAACGTCTGCCAGCTGATGCTTGATACCCTGGATGTGGTAAAGCAGCTGGCACAGCTGACGGCCACGCATTCTCACAATAATACCGGCACGCCGTTAAACGCATTAGCCATAACAGACACGGGAAATAAAGTTGTGACGCTTAAGAATAAATACAGTGAAATCATTGGGTGACGAAGAATAATCTTAATAATTTATTTCTCTTTTAAGTCAAATGTTGTTAATTTTGACGCAGGAGAGATAAAAAATGCTAATGGATAAGCGCATCAGTCACTTACAACGATTTATCGAGATCTGAAGGATCCAAAAGATGAAGAAATTTGCAGATGGGTCAAAAGATGATATAAATCATTGGTTTGCATTGTGTCGTAAAAAACAGCAACCTTATATTGTCATTGTCCCCAAAAGAAAATATGCCTTAATTGAATGGGATTATATGCATTTTG